CGTTTAATAGAAAGCAAGATTTTCAATTTGATCTACACAATAGACACCTATGTAAGCAAGATTCTGACCCAAATCCAAAAAAAATTATAGAATACCCTAACGGTGTTAAGATAGCACTATATGAGCACACCGTCGCGATGTTTTCATATTTTCACCGGGATGTCGTGGAGGAGGTTGGTCTGCATGATGAACAATTTTATAATGCGTGGGAACATGTCGATTTAACGTATAGAATTGCAAAAGCAGGCTACCATCCACCATTTTGGTGGTTTGCCGACATTGTAGATTCTGAAACCTACCTTACCGAAGCGCCTGGTGCTATCGATAAAAGCAGCATTGCATCAAAATCGAAAGAATGGGAAAAAAACGTTTACGGTGGAAGAGAGAAATACCTTAAAAAGCACGGTCATTACCCCAATCAACCACCTATTGCAAATGATCAAACAGTAGTTAACCAGCTATCTATAATTAAAAGACGAGATAAGCTACAACAGCTTGCAGCCGACGGTAGGGTAGTTGATGTAATACCACCTGGATCACAAGTTGAGGAAGAGTTTAGCGATTTGCTAAAAATTTATAAAAAATTAAATCCAAAAAACGTATGCGAAATAGGATCACTTCTCGGCTGGACACTCGGTCGATATATTGATGCCTCATCACCCGGAACCACAATAGTATCCATCGACTTACCGGTTAGATTTTTTACAGGACCGCAAGATCCGAGAGTTGATCAACAGGAATATGGACATCTGATTCTTTGGAAAAAATGGGCAAAACAGAAAAATGTAAATTTGCATGTATTACCATTCTCAAGTCTTGAGCAATACACAGCAGGTATGACACGCAGTATTACACCGGAACTAGATTTTTTGTTTATTGACGGAAATCATATGTATGAAGCTATAAAGCATGATTTTAATACGTATGGTTCATTAGTGCGCAAAGGTGGTGTTATTGCCTTTCATGATATCGCTGTTAATGAGGAAGGTGGAGGCCATAGATTCTGGACAGAAATTAAAGGCAATTATGAGCATAAAGAAATACTCAAATCACCAGAGAGAAAAATGGGAATAGGTGTTATAATTAAGTGATATGTACGATCTCGAAGGCACAACATTCTGTTTCCATGTTCGCATTGATACATACGAACGCTTGCGCAATATTAAGATAGTTACTGAATATTACCGTAAGCATTGTACAAACTTTCAGTATATCTTCTTTGAAGATACAACTAAGCCGGTTTTATTACAGCACATAAGCTTGCATGATGCTGACAAATATGTGCATATGATTAATACCGGCGAATGGATAAAGGCACGCGGTTTTAATACGGGAGCTAAATTAAGTGATAATAATATTCTTATCTTTCACGATACTGATATTATTCTTCATCCTGAGCAAATAATACAAGGACGTAAAAGATTAATGGAGACAACAAATACAGGCTTAGTTTACCCATACGACGGTCTTTTTATATACACAAAATTACCCGTAAAAAATAAGTTTGAAAATACACTCGATTACGAGGATCTAGCGACACATCTACCTAACACAAGACAAGTATATTTTCAGAACGAAAATGTATGGATAGTTCACAATAATTCTGTAGGTGGGTGTGTTATGTCGAGAAAAGATATTTTTAATAAATTTAAAGGGTATAATCCGAATTTTAGAGGCTGGGGGTATGAGGATGATGAGATAGCGAAACGTGTACACATTCTTGGGTATGATGTAGAGCGTATTAACGATAGACCGATGTGGCACTTACCACACGACGGTGAGGGCGCGAGTGCAAAGGAAAAGCATGAGCACTATGAAAAAAATCGCTTACTTTGCGGATGGGTTGAGACACAGCCTAAACATATTTTAGAAGATTATATTAAAACCTGGGATATATAACATATATGGTTACTTTTCATATGCTTGGCAGATATGGTGAGCTAGGCAATCAATTATTTCAAATAGCAGCAACTACTGCAATCGCAAAGCGCAATAATACTAATGCTGTCTTTCCGAAGTGGATATGCGGCAAGCAACTTAAAGTTTACTCGCATATACTCAAAACACCACTTAATGAGACGCTTAACCAGCAGGATATAAGCACTATTTTTAAAGAAAAAGCACATAACTACGAAGCGATACCTTTTCAAGAAAATATGTCGATAGAGGGTTATTTTCAATCTGAATTGTATTTCAAGGATTGTGAGGATTATATCCGAAATGAATTGTTCGTACCATCTGATGAAATAAGCAGCTTATTAGCAGCTCAATATGATGATATAATATCAGCGTCTGATACTGTTGCAGTACATGTAAGGACACAAACGAGATCAAAAGATGATGATCCTGTTAATCATATACCGCCGCCTACAGATTACTTGCAGAAAGCATTTAAAGAATTTGGTAAAAATTATCGATATGTTATTTTTTCAGATAATATACAGCTTGTTAAGAAGTGGTTTAAAGATTATGATTTTACATTTATAGATAATGAACAAGCGTGTGATAACTTACATTCCGGTCTTATAACTGATAAAGCGTATTATCCAAATGTAATAGAATTATTCTTAATGTCAAAATGTAAGCACAACATACTTACATCTTCAACCTTTGGGTGGTGGGGAGCGTGGTTAAATGGTAATAAAGATAAGCATGTTGTAGCAATGGAAGAGAATATGTGGTTTGGTAAAAATTTAAATTTAAACCTAACTAACTTTTTACCGGTATCATGGACAAAAATAAAAATATGAAATATCTTGTACTTGGGTCACACGGGCAGGTTGGCTCTTCCCTGGTATCTTATCTTCGAGAGGTTGGAGCAGAGGTGGGAGAGATAGATATCGTCCGTGGAGAGCATGAAGACTTGCGGTACAACACATCTACTATTGAGAAAAAAATACAGCAATCAGACTTTATTTACTTTCTCGCATATGATGTAGGTGGGTCGAGGTATCTTGCTAAAAATCAAAAGTCAATTCAGCTTATTCTTAATAATTCAAGAATGATGGATACGGTTTTTGTCTTACTGCAAAAATATAATAAAAAATTTATTTTTGCGTCATCACAAATGGCCTCTATGGGGCACTCGCCCTACGGGGCATGTAAGCTATTAGGTGAGCATTATACAGATATACTTGGCGGCAAGACAGTTAAGTTTTGGAACGTTTACGGTGTAGAGCATGATGAAGAAAAATTTCATGTAGTGACAGATTTTGTTAAAAAAGCATTTAATAATAAGTGTATTGACATGCTAACTGATGGCGAGGAAGAGAGACAGTTTTTATTCGCTGACGATTGTTCAGAGTGTTTATACAAATTATCATTATGTTACGATACGATCGATAATACAACACCGCTACATATAACTAGCTTTACATGGACAAAGATTAAAGACATAGCGGATATAGTTGCATCGTTCTTCCCTGGTACTAAAATAATACCAGGAAAAATAAAAGATAAGGTACAAAACGGTATAAAAAACGAGCCAAAAGGTGATATTTTAAATTACTGGCAGCCTAAAACTGATATGCGAGAAGGCATTTATAAGATTGTTAATAATATATGCAAAAAATAAACATACGCGATTTCAATTTTCAACATCACCCTGAGTCTATGACTCATGAAAAAAAAGCATCATATTTTGAGTGGTGTCGCGAGAATGAAGTAGTTAGTAACAGCTGTTTCATTACAGATCGTTATCTTCATTTAGTTGATAAATGTAACGCAAAGCGCAAAATAGGTATGCTTATTGAACCACCAGCGATATTGCCAGATATATACAAGTTTGTAGATCAAAATTATAAAAAATTTGATTATATCCTTACTTTCGATAAGGAGTTACTTGATTCCGGTAGAAATTTTTTATTTTATCCATTCGGTGCTTGTTGGATTAAAGATTTTTCTAAGCCTGTAAAATCAAAAATGTGCTCGATGATTGCCTCTGACAAGCAGTTTACACCGGGTCACGCCTTTAGGCAAGAGGTAATACGTAAGTTTAATGATAAGGTTGATCATTTTGGTCGCGGCTTTAAGTTTGTTGAGCATAAAGAAGAGGGGCTGAGAGATTACTATTTCTCTATCGTTTTAGAGAATTCGAGAACCGACTATTATTTTTCAGAAAAAATTCTCGATTGTTTTGCAAGTCGCACGGTACCTATTTACTGGGGCAGCGATGTGTCAAAGTTTTTTGATATGAAAGGTATTATTACCTTTGATACCATGGAAGATCTTAATACTATAGTAGATAATTTAACTATAGAAAAATATAATGAACTTTTACCGTATATAGAAAATAATTTTGAGCTGATCAAAAAAGAAAAGTACGAAATACCAGAAGATTGGCTATATGAGAAATATCCTTTTTTGTTTAATTAAATGAAAATATGCTTAATAAGACAGCCTGCAGGGTTAGGTGATATCTTTTTTACTTTAAAAATAGCGAAAAAGATACTTCAAGGTCATGTAGCAGATGTTGTATACTGGCCTGTTATATCTGATTTTTTGTTTATTAGAAACTATATTAAATTTGAAAATTTAATATTTTGCGATGTCGCTGAAGATTTTCCACATAAAGATGTATATAATGAAGATCCTAGAAGCATAATACATCGCCCTGAATTGCTATATTTACCGCTACAGCGTGCTGATGAGATGGATAGCGATCTTATATTAAAATCAAAATATAATATAATTGATGCTAAGTGGGGTGATTGGTATAACTTTTTCAACTACGAAAGAAATAAAGAGAAAGAAGACGAATTATTTTATAAAAAATTAAACCTTAAGGACGATGAAAAATATATTCTAGTTAGTACTAGCTACGGTTCACCACCTCACACAAAAACAGCTAATGTAGAGATTCCAAGAGATAGTACTAGAGTTGTATTTGTAGATAATAAAAGTGGATTTACAGTATTTGATTGGTGTAAGGTACTCGAACAAGCAGATAGCATACATTTAGTAGATACATGCTTTACATATATTTGCGAAACATTAAACTTAAAAGCGAAAGAACTTGTTCTTTATTCGCGTACACCAAAACCAGAGTCACCATCATTTCTTCAAACAAAATTTATTTGGAGAAAGCCGTGGCAGTATAAGCAAGTATGATTGAAACAATAACATTTAAAGAAAAAAAATATCCGCTGTTTCAGTCCCAGGGGTATGCAGCACAGTTTGCTATACCGTTTGCAAAGCATATATGTAGAGGCGAGGGGTATGATATTGGATGTAATAGAGAGGAGTGGAAACTCCCAGGTGCACGTGGTATTGATTTATGTTTTAATGACGGGTATCATGCAACGAATCTACCAGATAAAGAGGTTGATTATATTTTTTCCAGCCACTGTCTCGAACACTTAGACAACTGGGTACAGGTTCTCGAGTACTGGAAAACAAAACTTAAACCCGGTGGTGTTTTATTTTTATATCTTCCTCATTACGATCAAGAATATTGGAGACCGTGGCATAATACAAAGCATAAATCTATCTTTTTACCTTCGTTCTTGCGGGATTATATGTATGATAGTGGTTTTATGAATGTATTCGTGAGTGAAAAAGATTTAAACAGTGCGTTTATTGCAGTAGGAGAAAAAATATGAAAAAATGTTTCGCTACTGTATGCACCGATGAAAATTATGGTAAAAATGTTCGTGTCGATTATCTCATTAACAGTCTCAACTATTTTCACCCTGATATACCGATTATTATTTTTGATAGTGAAAAATTAAAAATATTACTCGATGAAGAAGGTTGGCCGGCTAGTGATAGTAGACATAGTGCATATTATTATAAATCAATAATAGGCCTCGAGCTTTGCAATGAATATGATGCTATTGCATTTATAGATGCTGACAGTACCGTAACAGGTGACTTGAGTGACATCTTTGAAGGTGAATATGATCTTGCAGTAGTAAGGAACAATTCTGACCTCGGTACTGCCGGCAAAGACAAAGGTATCACTATACACGATCCATTTAAGCAAGAAGACATACCTCTTATGAAGTATGTTAATGCAGGTCTATATGTAATAAAAAATAAAGATGTATGGTGTGATTGGGTTAAAGCTAACAAAAGATATGGTAACAATTTTCCGAGCATTGAGCAGGATGTACTTAATTGCATAGTAAATAGTGAGAAATATAAAGTACGTTATCTTGACCCTGTTGGATCAGGTATTTCATACGGGCTGTGCAATGCATGGGGTAAATACACGCATTGGGATAGTTGGCGTGAGAGCTATCTCTGTAATAATGAGTTATATATTGATAACGGGTTCGGTGTACCGTTACTCACGAAAATACTCCATGTAGCAGGCGGCTCATCAACAGGATACCCAAAGCAAGATTTTGATCGATTTTTTACAGGTGAAGTGAAAGACTGGCTTTATAAGATTACTGACAAAGATTTTAAAATGGAAAATAATATACAATTAATAAAAGGTACGGAGATGCGACCTGATCACGATAAAGGCATGCGTGACATTATCGAAAAACTCAAACCTGGTACCGTCATGGCGGAGGTGGGGTGTTATTATGGTGAATCGACACTTATATGGGCAGGTAGCGATAAGATAGATAAAGTTATTGGGGTGGATCGATGGGAGAATTTTTATGATAAAAGTGACCTTGCTTCAGAGCGTGGTAATATGAAGCAGGTTGAAGAAATGTTCGATGCTAATATAAAAGGTAAGAAGAAAATTGAAAAAATAAAAGGCAATAGTGTAGATGTGAGCAAGCTCTTTTTACGTGAAGTTTTTGATTTTGTTTATATAGATGCATCACACAAATATGATGATGTGGTGGCAGATATTAATGCATGGTTACGCTGCCTGAAACCAGGCGGTATTCTCGGTGGACATGATATTAATAATAATGATGTGAGACGCGCTGTTGCTGATACTATTGGAGAGCCCGATTTTACATTTGATGATTTTTCATGGATAAAAACAATTAATTGAATTCTTCTAGATCTTTGTTAAATTATTTACATGAAAACAGCAGTAGTACTCGGCGCCGGTGGATTTATCGGTAATCATCTTGTTAACAGATTAAAAAAAGAAGGTTTTTGGGTTAGAGGTGTTGATTTAAAAGAACCTGAATATTCGAAGACGACAGCAGACGAATTTGTTGTCGGGGATCTTCGAGATATAAACCTTGTATCACGTGTGTTGTATGGACCAAAGCAACACACTATCGCTTCCAGCGACCCCGATGCCATTGATGAAGTATATCAATTAGCTGCTGATATGGGTGGTGCAGGCTATATTTTTAGTGGAGAAAATGATGCAAATGTAATGCATAATTCAGCACAGATAAATCTTAATGTTGCAGAAATAGCGTGTAAACATAGAGTTAAAAAATTATTTTACAGTAGTAGTGCTTGTATGTACCCGGAGCATAATCAGCTTGACCCTAGCAATCCAAATTGTGAAGAGAGTTCTGCATATCCAGCTAATCCTGATTCAGAATATGGTTGGGAAAAACTCTTTAGTGAGAGGTTATACCTCGCATATATGCGCAACTACGGTCTTGATGTACGTATAGCGAGATTTCACAATATCTTTGGTACACTCGGTTCGTGGAACAACGGTAAGGAAAAGTCACCAGCAGCAATTTGCAGAAAAGTTGCACAAGCAAATGACGGCGGTGAAATTGAAGTATGGGGTGATGGCGAGCAGACGAGGAGTTTTTTATATGTTGATGAATGCTTAGAAGGTATGCGACGTTTAATGGATTCTGATTTTATCGGTCCTGTTAACATTGGATCAGAAGAAAAAGTTACAATAAATGAGCTTGTAAAGATTGTATCACAAATTGCTAATAAGACAATAAACATTAAGCATATTACAGGTCCTACGGGTGTCCGAGGACGCAATTCTGATAATAAATTAATATTTGAAAAGCTTGGATGGGCACCATCCAAGCCGCTAAAAGAAGGTTTAACAGTGACATACAGCTGGATAAACACTCTTGTTAATGGCTAAAAAAATATTATTAACGTACGCAACTACAGATAATCACTATGCACTGCATCAACGGCATGGCATAGATACATTTCTGAAATATAACAATTTTGATACAATATACGCTTGTAATGAAAGTAACCTATTACCGGGTTTTTTAGAAAAAAACAAACGTATTTTTGAGAGTAAGGAGGGAGGAAGTGGCGCTATTCGTGCAGGCTTTTGGCTCTGGAAACCGTACCTTATAAAGAGATGTCTTGACAGAATGAATGAGAATGATATTCTTATGTATGCAGATGCTACGATTTATCAAAAAAATGACTTGACACCGATTTTTAATTTGCTCAACAAACAGTCAATTATTCCTTTTAAAATTAATGATGGTAAAGGCGATGAACGTGACGCTACAAAGCGTGATGCTTTTGTTTTAATGAATTGTGATAATGAAAAGTACTGGACCGGGCATATATCTGGTCAGCTAAATGCAAGTCATATATTCTTTAAGAAAGATGCGATAGCAGTACAGTTCGTTGAAGAGTGGTTGCACTACTGTGAAGATTATCGAATTATTACGGAGTCTGACAATACGCAAGGGCTACCGAATTACCCGGCATTTGTTTGTCACAGACATGATCAATCTGTCTACAGTCTATTAATTAAAAAATACGGATTTAACGCCTACACCGATCTCACTCAACACGGTAATAGCTATAGACAAGGTGAAGAGAAAGCATGGGGACAGTTGCTTATTCACGGTAGATGAGCTTGAATATATAACAATATCAGTTATAATGTCGGTTGTATGATAATTACAGACATTAAAAATTACGACGGCAAGATTCTACATAATAGATTCGCTTATAAATATTTTAGAGATAGAACCCTACCTATTGGTAATATTATCGCCTTCAGGACACCGATGCACGTAGAGGCGGAAGGTATGATTGATACAGAAGATGTATTAAACAACGACTTTATCTATAGTCAGGATGCAATTAATTTTCTTTGGGAAATACCGAACCTTGATCCATTCGGTGCAGTTTCGTGGCAACGTCTCTTCAATTCACAAATTGCGAATATTTTAAGCTTTAAATATATCAAGGCACCGATTGAAGTTGATGGTGATGATCTTATCGTACATAAAGAACACGCTCAGGGCGGTGTGACACAAATGAAAGGTAAATGTAGCGTAAGCATTACATATTCTAAAAATAATGTAGCTCTCGGTCATACTGGTATCAATATTACTGCAGGCAAAAAAGCACCTGCATTTGCATATTCGACAAATCTTAACGATAATGAAGCAGAATCTTTTATGAAAGATGTAATTGAACTCTTTTATAAGATGAATGAAGATATCTTCATCGCTACGACAAAAGTTATATCGTGACAATATTTGATTATATCTCAAATATACTTTTTACTAAAAAAGAAAATTGCTTCTCAACACTCGATGATGAGAAGCAATTTTCTCCATATCTAATTAATAGATGGCTAAGTATGTATGGCAAGAGTACTGCAACAGCGTGTGATACTGCTAACAAATATTCACAAATATTTAACAACAAAAATGATTGTTATAAATTTATGAGCGCTATTTTTCCTAAAGTGACTCAAAAGAAGATAGAGTATATAAAGAAAAAGAAGAACGAGGAAGAGAATACTGAATTATCTTTAATTGCAAAAAATAAAGAACTTTCAACAAGAGAAGTAAAATATTATATTGATTTATTAAAATAACTGATAAGTCATTTTATGGCTGTATCTATCGACTCATTACCTACACAAAAAAGTCTTATTGACTTTTCAGAATTACCGAAAAACTCTTTTAATTCTGTTTTTTATGGTTATAACTTAAAGATGGTGCTTGATGACGTCTTACTTGTCAAGTACTCTGATGAAACAGAAGACGGTTCTACCATCATGAGAAATGGTCTTCATGTTCCTATTAATGCTGATACAAAAGCATGGCGCATTGGTGAAGTTGTTCTTGCAGGTCCCAACGTTAGGTTCACAAAAGTTGGTGACTATGTCTGTTTCCCGAACAATCTTGGAGTACCGGTCGCTAATATTGATATTGAAGAATATGGTACTCTTGCAAAGGGTATATTCTTAAACGAGCAAAGAATCTTTGGTATTTGCTCTGTGCGAACTGACGATAATGAAAGTGTCGCTGCCCAACTTAAAAAATCTGTTACTCAATAACGTTGCAGAGATAAAATTTTCTAGAAGAAGAATAAAGTTTGGAGCGCCAACAACACGTCGGATGCTGTGTACAAACTCTCTTGCTCTTCTTAATAGCACGGAGGGTAGAATTGCGCTAAACTATAGACGTGCAATTACTGCGCCGCATTTTGACCCTACAACAAAAAATTTGCTTATTACGTGGGATATTTTTATGCAAGATTATAGATGCGTAAATATGGCTGCTTGCGAGCTTATTCAAGTAATACCCGCAAATCAGCAATTTTGGAAATTTTTTAATGAAAAATTAGCTTTGCTTTCTGCGCAGCAAAAAATAAATTTTATGAATTCATGACGTCGCCGGAAGAAATAGAGGATATTATAAAGCCATTGCTGCTTACGCATGTTGATTTTTTGCTTGAGAGCAAAAAGATTAAAAGCGGTAAATTTATATTGTTTTCAGTCCGTGATTTCTTTTGTGTATTTACTTTCTTTGATACACACAAAAACAAGAAGGTAATATATGAAATACCATATCCATTTAATGTAACGAAAGTAGAAAAAGGTATTATTTTTGATTATACAGTTGATGCATTTTGTGAAAAAAATCTTGACATAAACACACACGTAGTGAAGTTTATTAGCAAAAAATCATCTAAACTTTTTAATAAAAAGTTATTTGTAATAACGCAATAATCAGCTATAATTGCTGTGTGCAAATACCAAAGCTGACATCACTCTTTCCGAAAGAATATACACCGACAAAAAAGCAGATATCACTTCTTGATAAAATAGAGAGTGGACTCAGTAAAAGTAAATTTGTTATTTGCAGTGCACCGACGGGGTCAGGGAAGAGTCTTATAGCTCGTACACTTGCGAGCATTTCATCCGACCCGTCACCAGAAAAGCGTAGACTGATTAATTCTTACGAAGCCTTTAAACAGGACTTTACCGGTAATTATACAAATAGCGAAGAATGTAAAGATGAGCCACCATCAGGTGCGTTCGCACTGACGATCACCAAGACTCTGCAGGATCAATACAGCGGTCTCTTTAAGGATAGTAGTATATTAAAAGGCAAAGTTAACTACACCTGCAATCTCGATGATAGTTATAGTGTTGATTTCGCACCTTGTACATTTGTGTCAAAATTAAAGGAGACGTGTTGGGAAAAAGGAACATGTTCATATTATACAGCAAGAAATGAAGCTTTACTGTCGAGGTTTGCAGTTTTGAATTATAAAATGTTTCTTGCGTTACCAGAGCATGTAAAACGCAAAAATATTATAATATGTGATGAAGCGTCTGAGCTCGAGGAAGAATTGGTACGCCAGTTTTCCGCAGAGATAGATTATGACCGACTAAAACAATCTGACATCAACATTAAGATGTTAGTAAGCGATAATCATACTCGTGCCCGTACGTGGTTATATGAACTAATTGAAAAGGTAACAACAGCAATTGAATCTATTACACAGATTGGTTCGAAAAAGCTTGAGATGCTCTCAAAGAGCGATATTGCTAAGTTTCAATATTTAAAGAATCTGCATAACTCGTTAACAACTATTGATAGCATGTGGACAGAGTGTGAGTATATAATCGACGTAAGCGCGACACGCGTAACCTTTACACCACTACACGCACATACTCTCACAAAATATATATTTGATCATGCAGATAAGATTATTCTCATGTCGGCGACTATAATCGACCATGTACACTTTGCAAAATCACTCGGTATTACTGATTACAGTTATGTAGAATGTGAAAGTGACTTTGAACCTTCAAAATCGCCGATCTATGTATCATCGACAAATAAAATTAATTATAAAACATTAAAGAATGTACTTCCAAAGATATGCAGTCAAATTGAACAAATAGTCAGTCATCACAAAAATGAAAAAGGGGTAATACACACACATACACAGGAGATAGCGAATATTATACAGGATAAAGTAGGTAAAAATAAGCGGTATCTTTTTAGAGATGCAACTGCTACAAACGAAAATATTCTTAAAGAGCATTGCGAGACAAGTGATCCTACAGTTCTCGTCTCACCCTCTCTTGTTTACGGCGTTGACCTAAAGGATGAACTTGCTCGCTTTCAAATTATAGTAAAATTACCATTTCTGCCGCTATCATCAAAACGTATCAAACGGCTTTTTGATACCGATAAAGAGTGGTATGAAAATAAAATGCTTAGCGCAACAGTGCAGGCTGCTGGTAGAGCTACGCGAAATAAAGATGATTACTCTGTTACGTATATATTAGATAGTAATTTTATTAACGTTGTAAAGAGGGCGAGAGCTAAGTTACCTAAGCACTTTATAGATAGGATACAGTAATAAATAATTACTGTGATAAGTCAGACATACCACTTTGAGATAAAAGATGTACTAACACAATTTATTGCAGCATTTGATGATATTGTAATAAAACGTTTTAATAAGAGTAGAGTACCTGAAGCTAACATTCATGTACGATATGTTTACTCGCCAAAACAGCGTGTATTGTTTGACATAGTAAATAGAGCGCAAAACATAACTATTCCGGTTGTTGCGGTATCCATTAACAGTGTACAGCGCGACGAGAGCCGTGTATTCAATAAAATTGAAGGTTTTTATTATACACACGGTGATATTGATAAAGATTATCAACGCGATACACTTCACTATAGAACACCGGTTCCTGTTAATATTAATATATCTATGTCGATTGTAACAAGATTTCAGTCAGACATGGATCAAATATTATCCAATTTTATACCGTACAATAATCCGTATATAATAATTTCTTGGAAAACACCTGATACTGTTGTTAATACCGGCTTTAAAGTACCGCAAGAGATACGAAGTGAAGTTTTGTGGGATGGTACAATGAATCTAACGTACCCGACAGATATTAATGCATCAGAAAAATATAAAGTGATAGGCGACACAAACTTTACTATAAAAGCGTGGCTGTTTGCTGCACCAATTGATCCTATAGGTAATATCTTTTACATTGATAGCAACTTCCACAACTCACGCAATGTTACCTTATATGAGGATTTGAGTGGTGAGACGTTTACATACCCACTCACGAGTATTCTCGTCAATGATATGGACACTGTTACTGTTAATGGTTACCCGCAAGTTACTCGTATTGTAGATCAGGAATTATAATTATGAGTTACGAAAAAGTATTACCAGTTTATGGCGCCGCTCAATCAATAACTATTACTAATGCTGGTTATAATTATGATTGGCTACAAAATGTTTTTTTAAGTTCATATAGTGTAGGTTTCCCGTCGCTTACAGCCATTGATAGACATACAGGTCTTAGACGTGTATCAGCTATATGCCCGCCCTTCGAAGGCTTCCTTGTACCTACATCAG